GTAAAGTTGAAGTATTACCGGGCGGTGATAACTTGGGTCAAATTGACGACTTGAAATATTTTACCAACAAACTAATGCGAGCAATGCGTATCCCCAGCAGTTATATGCCTACAGGCCCAGATGATGGTACAGCAGTATATAATGATGGCAGAGTAGGCACAGCATTCATTCAAGAATATCGATTTAACAAATATTGCCAACGTTTACAGAATCTAGTAGTAAACCCCCTGGATAAAGAATTTAAGATGTTCTTAAAGTATAAAGGTGTTGAATTAGATTCTAGCACATTTAAACTAACATTCTTACCACCGCAGAGCTTTAGTGAATATCGTGAGATTGAAGTTAATAATGCAAGAGCCGCAGTATTTGGACAGCTTGCAGAAGTACAATACATTAGTAGACGTTTTGCACTAAAGAAATATCTAGGCCTGACCGACGAAGAGATTGTAGAAAACGAAGCAAAGTGGCTGGAAGAAAATCCAGAAGCCGGAGAAGGCGTAATAGCACAAGGTCAAGTAGGTATGGCTCCGGGCGACTTAAATTCACTGGGCCTAGAACGTCCAACGGATGCAGATTTTGGACAAACAACTCAATTAGGGCAACAAGGCCAAGCACCTTTACCAGGTGCAGGAGCCACTGGACAAGTCAGTCCATTAGGCGGTATACCAGCTCCGTCAGGAGCACCCACAACACCAGGAGCAACACGATGAAATTTAATGAAGTAAAACCTCAACAAGGTTTTGAACACCCTGAGGAAAATCAACTAGGTATTGCTAAAAAAACAGATACTAGACGTCCTAGGTTAACACTGGAACATTTGGGAAAATTAAGAAAAATGCGTGAAATTCGTAAATTAGAAGTTGAAGACAGAAAACAACTTTTTAAGAGAATTTATGCAAGACCAGTAGCAATGGAATAAACCTTACTATACTTAACTCTACTTTCTTTTAGAAAACTGGGTTTTTAACTCTATTTTAGCACTATATTTGTAATCTTTCTGTAAATATAATACAGACAAATGACTTTGGCCAAAAGGAGAAACACAATGTCTAAACATACATTAGAGCAAGTATTAGAAGCCCTTATCAACAAGGAAGATGATCGTGCAAGCGAATTGCTACATCAGTTCTTTGTTCAAAAAGGTAAATCAATTTATGAAGAACTAAGTTCTTTCGACGAACAACTAGAAGAAGATGACGATCTAGAAGAAGGTATTGGCGGAGCACCTGCTAATGACTTCGAACAAGAAATCATTGCCAATGAAGACGATCTAGACGACGAATTATTCGCTGAAGCAGACGAAGAAGGTGAAGAAGACCCAATGTCCGCTGATGAGCCAACAGAGCCAGAAGCAACAGCTGACTTAGCAATGGGTGATGAGCCTGCTGAAGAGCCGGCTGCTGACACTGAGTTACTACAAAAAGCCGATGACGCCATCGACGAACTAAAAGCAATTTTTGCTGAAATCATGGGCGCACAAGGTGATGAAAGTATGTCAACTGATGAGCCAGCAATGGACGACGAAAAACCTACAGAAGAAAGCTACAGTGCTTTCGGTGAAAGTGCAACATTAAAAGCTGTTCCAGCACCAACACATGGCGACAATGGACAAAACACAAAAAGCCCAGTAAGTTCTGGTTCTAAGATCAGTGCTAACGGTGCTGCCGCAGTTAAAGTTAACAGTGGTAACACAGCAGGTGGTACAGTTGCAAGTCCAAAAGAAGACGACATGGGTAACGTAAACAAAGTTGGCAATGCTAAAGCTCCTGCACTTAAAGGTGTAGCAGTTCCAAAGAACAGCGATACAGCTGGCAACAAAACTAGTCCTGTAGCGAAGTAATAAAATGGCCTTACCATTAGTAGAAGCTCTTACATACGACCAAGCTGGTATCCGCACTCAACTTGTGGAAAATCAGAGTGGCGGCAAGGATCTCTACATGGAAGGCATTTTCATCCAAGGCGGTGTTAAAAATCAAAACCAAAGAGTTTACCCCGTAAATGAAATCGCTAAGGCATGTAGTAACATTGCTGAAAAAATTAAAAATGGTTATAGTGTGTTGGGCGAAGCCGATCACCCTGATGACCTGCAAGTTAACTTAGACCGTGTTTCACACATGATTACAAACATGTACATGAATGAAAACAATGGTATTGGTAAACTAAAAATCTTACCTACTCCAATGGGTAACATTGTAAAAACTCTTTTAGAGAGTCATGTTAAACTTGGTGTAAGTAGTAGAGGATCTGGTAACGTCAACGAATCAGGTGGCGTTACTGATTTTGAAATTGTCACGGTAGACATCGTGGCACAACCTAGTGCTCCGGCAGCATATCCCAAAGCAATATATGAGCGTGTAATGCACGATCGTAGACGCGGCGCCTTAATGGACGTTGCAAGTGCGGTAAGACATGATGCAAGAGCGCAAAGATACCTCCAGGAAGAGGTTCTTAGGTTCATCACCAACTTGAACAAGTAAGGGGAATAAGATGAGCACATTAAAAGAACTATTCGGCGCTGAGGTTTTATCTGAGGAAGTAACAAGCCAATTACAAGAAGCTTGGGACTCTAAAGTTAAACAACTACATGAAGAAGTGGAATCAAATCTACGTGAAGAATTCAGTCAGAGATACGAATCTGACAAAGGTCTAATCGTTGAAGCCGCTGACAAAATGATTACAGAAGCAATTCGCAGAGAAATCGCAGAATTCGCTGTAGACAAGCGTGAAGTTGTTGAAGCAAAAGTTGCATACAAAAAGCAAATTCGTGAACATGCTCAAATGTTAAACAAGTTTGTCATGGAACAGATGGCTAAAGAGATCAAAGAACTCAGAGAAGATCGTAACACACAAAAAGTAAACTTCGAGAAATTGGAAGAATTTGCTTTACGTAAGTTAAGCTCAGAGCTAAAAGAACTAAAAGAAGATGAAGACAAACTAGTTCAAGCTAGAGTCAACTTAGTAACAGAAGGTAAAAAAGTTATCGCTGAAGCTAAAGCTAAATTCATCAAAGAAGCAGCTACAAAAGCTGAGAAATTACTAAGTGAAAGTCTACGTAGCGAGATCACTCAATTACGTGAAGACATTCAAATTAGTCGTGAAAATGCTTTCGGTCGTAAGATCATGGAAGCATTTGCAGGTGAGTTCATGGCCAGCGGTTTTGCCGATGGTACACAGGTTAAGAAGTTAGGCGATCAAATCGCTACTTTGACTGCACGTTTAGATGAAACAGTTAAAACTGTTGAAACTAAAGATGCTGAACTAACACAAGCACAAAAGAAAATTCGCATTGCAGAAGACGCGGTAAAACGCCAATCTATTATGCAAGAATTGGTAGCACCACTTGGTAAAGAAAAACGTGGCATTATGGAAGATTTGCTAAAAACAACATCTACAGAATCTTTACGTGAGTCATATAACAAGTATCTACCAGCCGTTCTTAACGAAACAGCCGTTGCTCCTAAAGCAAAGACTGTAATTAGTGAGAGCGCCACTTCGCAGAAGACTGCGATGACTGGCAACAAAACTTCTAGTGAAGAATCTGCAGGCGCAGACATACTATCACTACGTAAGCTCGCCGGAATTGGAAAAATTTAAGGAGACTATCATGTCTGAAAAACTTTTCGAAGCCCAGAACTGGACTGCAACAAAAGACGTTCTACTAGAAGGCTTAAATGGCAATAAAAAAGCCGTTATGGAAACTGTGTTAGAAAACACAAAGAAAAACATTATGGAATCTGCTAGCGCAGGTGCTACACAAGCTGGTAACGTAGCTGTGTTAAACAAGGTAATTTTGCCTGTTATCCGTCGTGTTATGCCAACAGTTATCGCTAACGAAATCGTTGGTGTTCAGCCAATGACTGGACCAGTTGGTCAAATTCACACTCTACGTGTACGTTATGCTGAAACGTTTGCCGGTGTAACAGCTGGTAGCGAAGCATTGAGCCCATTCAACATTGCTAAAGCCTATTCTGGTAATGGTAATGCAAGTGCTCCTGCAGCCGACAGCACAAGTACAATGGAAGGTACTCCAGGTAAGAAATTAAGCATTCAAGTATTGAAGCAAACAGTTGAAGCTAAGACACGTAAGATGTCTGCTCGCTGGACATTTGAAGCTGCTCAAGATGCACACGCCCAACAAGGTATTGACATCGAAGCAGAAATCATGGCTGCTCTAGCACAAGAAATTACAGCTGAAATCGACCAAGAAGTTCTAGCTTCTTTACGTACTTTAGCTGGT